CCCCCGCCGATGACGTCCTCGCGTGACTTCCTCTCGTTTCGGCAGTTCTTCGTCGCCTTTGTAAAGCTCAACCGGATCAGCATCGTCATCAAGCCGGAGCACCTCCGTGTTGCCGATATTCTCCAGAAGGCCGCGCTCGGCCAGCTGGGCAAGAGCTTCGTCATCATCAACATCCCGCCCCGCTTCGGCAAGACGAAGATGATGGAGGCGTTGGCCGCTTGGCAGCTGGCCTTTTTCCCGGAGAGCCACATGATCTACACGAGCTACTCCGCCGCGCTGGCTACAGCCTCCGTCCGCTACATCCGGGAGTGCATTAGCCGCGACTGGTACCAGCAGCTTTTTCCGGGCACGAAGCCGGGCAACGTGCAACAGGCCGATAACTTCAACACGACGGCAGGCGGCGTAGTGTACGGCGCGGGCACGGGCGGTTCGATCACGGGCTTCGGCGCGGGACTGAAGCGCAAGGCGGGCGGCTTCATCGTCATCGACGACCCCACTAAGCCCGACGAGGCCACCTCCCGCGTCATTCAGGAGACGACCACCTTCTGGCTGGAGAACACGCTGAAGTCCCGGCGCAACAGTCCCGAGGTGCCCATCATCCTCTGCATGCAGCGGCTGGCCGAGGACGATCTCTCGGGGTACATCCTGACCAACTACCCGAACGACGTCGAGCACGTGAAGATTCCCGCCCTAGTGAACGGCGAGAGCATTATCCCGGAGACGGTGAGCACGGCCTCGCTGAAGGCCACGGAACGGGTGAATCCCTTCGCGTTCAATGCGCAGTACATGCAGGAGCCCGTGCTGTTAGGCGGCAACCTGATCAAGACGGAGTGGTTCCGCCACTATACTGCCGACCCCGAGTCCTTCAAGTGGGAGGAGAAGATCATCACCTGCGATACCGCGCTACAGAGTAAGCAACATAACGATTGGAGCGTGCTGCAGCTCTGGGGCAGGCTGGACCGCAAGGCGTACCTGATAGACCACCTGCGCGACCGCATGGACTCCCCGAGTCTGCTCGCGGCGGCGCATGCCTTCTACGTGAAGCACAACTCCCAGCAGTACCCCGTAGCCCGCTTCATTATCGAGGAGGCGGCGGCAGGGCCGGGCCTGATTCAGCAGCTGCACGTGATGGGCATTCCCGCCGAGGGCATTAAGAGGGTGAAGGATAAGGTGGCCAGAGTAATGGATATTCTTGCCTTCGCCAAGACGGGAATGGTGTACCACCCCAAGGAGTCCCCTTGGCGCGGCGAGGTGGAGCTGGAGCTGGTTACATTTCGTGCGGATGGACTCTCCCGCCACGACGACATTGTTGACTCGTGGGCCGATGGCATCTCCAACCTCCTCGGCAGCTCCCTGAGCATACTCGATGTTCTCGGCCCGGAGAAGAAACCCGGGATGCTGCGACCAATCGGACTCCGGGCCAAGGAAGTAAACTCCTAAACCAGAGGGGTATACCTTTACAGCTTGCGCTGAGTTCTGTAGAAGCGGGTCTGTTATGGCACAGACCGCTTCCGAACCGACCCTCAAGCTCCCCTCGCGCCGTCAGGTGATTGCGCAGATGGGAGAAGAGGTGCGCACGCAGTTCCGGTCCGAGCTGGATTCCATCAAGAAGGAGCTGGATTCCCGTCGCGATAATGCCTCCGGCATGGCCGGGCTGCTGGACGGCCTCTTTTTTACGGGGCAGTTTACGGGCGTGCCGTACGACCAGAACACGCAGTCGATGCCGTTCACTCTAGCGAACGCCAACAGCTACGTGCCGATTTCGCTGAACCGCATCCTGCTCTCGTACTCGTACATGACGCAGGGGCTGCTGCGCACGGTGGTGGACCAGCCCGTAGAGGATGCCTTCCGGGGTGGCGTGAGTTTCCGGTCGAACGAGCTCGACGAGAAGGACGTCAAGCGGCTGACCAGCTGCTTCAAGCGGAAACATAAGTACCAGCGGCAGCGGCTGACCGCGATGACCAAGGTGAATGTCAACGCGGGGTACAATTACGGCAACTCGGACCTCGATGCCTGTAAGTACGTGGCCAAGTGGGCGCGACTGTACGGTGGCGCGGGCCTCATCATCAACACCGATCAGGACTTCCGGCAGGAGCTGGATCCCAGCAAGATCAAGGAGGATTCGCCGCTGGCCTTCGTCGCCGCTGACCGCTGGGAATTGATTCTGTCCCAGCTGAACATCTTCGATGAGCGGAACGAGACTCCGTTCAACTACTATGGTCTGCCGCTGCACCGCAGCCGGGTGACCATAGTTATCTGGTCCGAGGCTCCCAGCTACATCCGCCTCCGGCTGCAAGGCTGGGGGATGAGCATCCTCGAGGAGTGCATCCGGGCCGTCAACGCCTATATCAAGTTCGAGAACCTCTTGTTCGAGCTGCTGGACGAGGCCAAGGTGGACATCTACAAGATTAAGGGGCTCAACACCAGCCTCGCCACGGACACCGGCACCCAGAAAATTCAGCGACGCATTACGCTGGCTAACCAGCTCAAGAACTACCAGAACGCGCTCTCGATGGACGCCGAGGACGACTACAACCAGAAGCAGCTCTCGTTCTCTGGGCTCGCCGAGATTAAGGAGGGTCTCCGCACCGATCTCTGCGCATACCTCAAGTTCCCCAAGAACAAACTGTTTGGTGAGTCGGCGGGCGGGTTCAGCTCCGGCAAGGACAGCCTCGATAACTACAATTCGATGGTGGAGTGCGTGCGTGAGATCTGCACCCCCGTCGTGCTCGAGGCGGCGGAGCTCCGCTGCCAGCAGATGTTCGGCTTTATCCCGGAGGACTTGGAGGTGGTCTGGAAGCCGCTCGATATTCTCGACGGCGTCGAGCAGGAGTCGGTCAAGACCTCCAAGCAGAACCGGATTATACAGCAATTTTCTACTGGCCTGCTCACCGGTCAGGAAGCCAGCGAATCGCTCCGCAAGGAGGAGTTGCTGGTGGGGTGTGAGACGGAGGTTGAGCAAGGCCTGCGCGATGTGGATGCCATGTCCATGCAGCAGGCGGGAATGGGTGGCGGGACGGACGGTGGGAAACCCGTCCCGTCCACCAAACCCCGCAGCAAGACTCCGGTGAAGATCCCGACGCAGGGGGGCACTAGCCATGAGTGAGAAAGTGCTCCGCCCCATCCTCCATCGCACGGCGTATAACCGTGCGCTCGAGCGTGAGCTGATTGATTGGCTGCGGGAGGCCGTGTTTACGCCGCTTCTGCTAGTGCTTAAGGAGTACGAAATCCCCACCCGCGAGAACGACGCGGGCTCGGCCTTAATTGCCGCGCTGAAGGCGGGCACCGTAATTTACACGGACGGCCAGTTCGCGGGGCAGTTCAACGCCGCTATCAGCCGCGAGCTGCGAGAGCTTGGGGCCGAGTTCGATAGCCGCAGCAAGACCTTCCGCCTAGCGCACGATCACCTGCCTTACTATCTACGAGGCGCAATTGCGGAAGCCCTTTCTGTCTCTACGGAGATACATACTGCGCTGCTTTCTACGCTGGCGGCTATCGGCGAGCACCTCCCCAAAGCCGAGCCTGCGCTGCCAGTGACGCTGCTGGCGGGAATCTTTGCTGACCTCGAGAAACAGTTCCATGGCTCCGTCGAGATCGTCGAGGGGCTGGGCCTGCCGTTCGAGTTCACCGCGTCCGACCGCGAGCGCATGACCGAGGAGCTCACCGAAAATCTAGAGTTGGGCATCAAGGGCTTCGTAGCCGATCGTCTGCCCACGCTCCGGCACATGGTGGAAGAAAACCTTGCGCGAGGAGGCCGTACGGACCTTCTCGCCAAGAAGTTGCAGGCAGAGTTCGGTTTCGCCCAGCGCAAGGCTGAGTTCCTCGCGGATCACGAGACGGGCCTGCTGGTGAGCAAGTACCGCCAGCACCGCTACGAGAGCCTCGGAGTGCAGGAGTACATCTGGAGCACCTCGAACGATGAGCGCGTGCGCCCCGACCACAAAGCTCTAAACGGTCGCCGCTTTTCCTTCATGAATCCGCCGATCGTGGACCGGGCGACCGGACGTCGAGGCAACCCCGGTGAAGATTATCGCTGCCGCTGTGTAGCGCAACCGATTCTCAATCTCGTTTCCGCATGAGCACCGTTACCCTCCATACCTCTCCCCGCCAGAATGCTAAAACGTGGGGCAATCGCTTCACCAGCCGCTGGCTGGAGCCCGGCATCGTGAGCTACGAAGACGGTGGCGGCGATAAGGAGCTGCTCAAGAAGGAGACGATCGATGCCCACATGAGCACCTTCATCGGGCGTCCGGTCATCATCAAGCACCGCAAGGTGACGCCTCAGACGATGGAGAACGTGGCTGAGGGCTACATCACTCGCGTCTGGTATGAGCCCGCCGACGGCTGGTTCTACTGTGAGGGCATCATCACCGGAGACGAGGCCAAGAGCCTCATCCAGTACGGCTGGAGTGTCTCCTGCAGCTACCATGTTACCGGCACAGACGAGCGGCCCGGCTCGTACCACGCCATTCCCTACGCACGGGAAATTACCGCCTTCGATGGTGAACACCTCGCCATCGTGGAGAATCCGCGCTACGAAGGCGCAACGATTCGTCTTAACTCAAAACAACCCAAGGAGAACACTGTGAATCTGTTCAAGCTGTTCAAGAAAAAAGTCGATGCGCCTCGTTCCAATGAAGCTGCACCGGCCCCCAAGAAGGACGAGGGCACCCCGCCCGCGTCTCACGAGAATTCGATCAAGGGCGACGCTCTGATCGAAATTGCTCCCGGCAAAACCGCGACCGTCGCGGAGCTGGTGGCGCGTTACAATGCGGCCCCTGCCGCCTCTGCCGAGACTGAGGAGCTCTCGCCGGAATCCACTATCGAAGTGGCTCCCGGCAAGACCGTCACGCTCGGCGAGCTGGTGAGTCGCTACAACGACTCCCTCAAGCCCTACGGCCACAAGTGCGAGGCCCATCCCGAAGTCGTCCGCAACGAGGGTGAGTCCGACGAGGACTACATGAATCGTTGCCACGAATACGACGAGACCAAGCGCAAGAACGAAGAGGAAGACAAAAAGAAGAAAGAGAACGAAGAGGCCAAGAAGCATGAGAATGCCGGCCCCAAGCCCTCCGACTTCTTCCGCGTTCTCGCCACTGCGCCCGTCAATTCCCCTGTCCCGAATACCGAGCGGGCCAATAGTGCCGAGACCGAAGCCGACAAAATCGCCCGCGGTCGCGAACGCTACGGATCTGTTCGCCACGGTAAAAACTAAACCCAAACTCAGGAGAAACCTACTATGTCCAACCTTAGCCTGAATCAGAACCAGACCTTCCAGACTCCGATGCTGGGTCAGGTCACGATGGATCCGCAGCCGAACACGTTTTCGGCGCAGATCGATCCCAGCTCCACCGCCGCCGTCATCACGGCTGGCCAGACCGTCAAGCTCACGCAGACCGCCTCCGGCCAGATTCTGGTGGATGTGTGCTCCGAGCTCACCGATCCGGTGTTCGGCGTTATCGCCTACAACATGCGGAAGAACAGCTACGTCCCCGGCGACATCGTCGAGGTCGTGGGTCGCGGCGGCGTGATGATGCTCGAGACCAGCGGCGCGGTTAATCGCGGCGATTTGGTCGTGACCACCAACCAGACCGTCGCCACGAACGATCCGACCATCGCCACCGATACCACGGCGACCCACTGGATCACGGGCGTCGCGCTCGGCACCGCTTCCGGTGCTGGCCAGCTCATCAAGGTCCAGATCGCCCCCGGTCTCAATGCGGCTGCGGGTGTGGTCACTTCGGTTCCGTAATTCAACAACTCAACCCAAAAGGAAACCACTACCATGCGTTCCGTTTTCTATCGCGGCACTGGCCGCTTCACCAGTCAGGGTGCCAAGCCCGACTACAAGGCGGGCGAGATCGTCCGCAACAACGAGATCTTCGCGCCCGAGTTCCTCGGCAGCACGAGTTCCCGTTCGATCTTCAAGAACGGCGACCGCGAGAACGGTCTCGACACCCGCCTCAACGCGGTTGGCGATTCCGCTGATGTCGCGACGGGCTACCAGATCGTCACCGACACGCTGACCTACATCAAAAAGCAGGTCTCCGAGCAGAAGTTCTACAAGGTCGCCCC